TGATTGCACAGACGGAAACGACCAGAGCAGCGCATGAGGGCAGCGCAGCCGGTTATGAAGAGAGCGGCGTCGTAGCTGAAATGGAATGGGTAGCCGTCAACGATGAAAAAGTTTGCCCGATTTGCGGGAATGACCCCAACGGATTGAATGGCAAACGCGCACCGTTGCGCGGCACATTCCCCGGCGGCTATAAACCGCCCGCCCATCCTGGCTGTCGATGCTTTGTGCGGCCTGTGGTGGAGGGCAAGAAGCCGAAACAGGAGCAGAAGCCGGCAGCGCCAGAGCCAATCAAGCCGCAACCTGTCGGGCCACCTGTTAGCGGGGCGTTAACGGTGAGCAAGGGCAAGGCAAAAGAGGAAATTGATACCGCAATGCGGGCGATAGATTCTGTTCATGGTGACGGTACGCTAAGACCGATTCCCGTCACACAGCGCAAATCAACCACGACTTATGGCGTTTATAAATTCCGAGGTGGCCCAGGTGGGCGATCTGTGCCGGTGGAAATCAACATTAGCCCAGTAGAAGGTAATCACGCGGCGATCACGATGGCGCATGAAGTAGGTCACTACTTGGATAACCAGGCGCTACGCATCACTCAGGAACTGCCAAGCGACAAGATTACGCCGGAAATTCAAGCATGGCGGGACGCTATCAAAGAATCAGAATCGGTTAAGACTTTGCAGGATTGGTATCGCAATGGACACGAAATCACGATACGAGATTCGACTAGACCAGAGATGTCGGTTACTCAGCAAATGGATCGCAAGTTTATCAAAAATTATTTGCGCCACGATGAACTTTGGGCCAGATCGTATGAGCAATACATCGCCACCCGCAGCGGCGATCCGACTATGGTGGCTCAGATTTCAGCAATCCGCGCCACCGATTATGGCGCAATCCAATGGGGCGATGAGGACTTTGCGCCGATTGCCAATGCGATTGACGGTATCTTGAAAGCCGCGGGGTGGCTGAAATGATTCAAGAGTTGCTTGATATGGGCTGGGACAAAGAGCGAATTATTAGCTCCTACGTTCAGTCAGGCATGAGCAAGGGGGACGCCCAATATATCTATGCCATCGAAACAGGCGAGATAGAGGGCGACATCATCGTGGTTGACGAGAATGGCAACGAAACAACGCCGCCATGCGAATCCCTTGCCGCGGAGCCGAGCTAATGCCCGTCACGATAACCGGCCTTGAGCCGCTCTTTCGCAAGCTAGGCAATGCCGCAGCCGTCCACACGCTTGAGCCGCCCATGCATCGGGGCGTCTTACGCCTGCAATCCTATATGCAGGTCTACCCACCACCACCGGCAGGTAGCAAGTATGTACGTAGCGGGACACTCGGCAAACGCTGGACAGCCAAGGTAGATACCTCAGCCAATGGATTAGTCGGGCGCGTGGGCAACCGTACCGCCTATGGGCCATTTGTACAGTCGAATATGTTTCAAACGCCCTGGCATCGGCGCACAGGCTGGCATACAGATTCCGATGCAGTACGCGCCAACGAGGATGTGATCCTAGCTGACTTCCAACAGGCAGTTGATAGGGCGTTGGCGGGATAGATGGAGGTAACAGATGGAACGCAAGAAGCAGATGACGGTCTATGTCAAGGCTGTAACGGACGATGCCGCAACCGTAGCCGGCTACGGCGTTATCTTTGGCGGCGCCGATTTGGAGGGCGAATCGTTTACGCCCGATACGGATTATATGCTGGACTTGGCGCCCACCAAGCTGGTTTTTTACGACCATACCTTAGGCGATGTCAAGCATGTCATCGGCAAAACGCTGAGCATGGAAGCCGATGAAAACGGGCTATGGGTAGAAGCCGAACTGAACCGCCATGCCGCCTATGTCGATTACGTCTTGCAGCTCGTAGAGAAGGGCGCCCTGGGCTGGTCATCAGGCAGCGTGGGCCATCTAACACGGCGTGACGGCAAGACGATTAAAACATGGCCGATTGTCGAAATGAGCCTGACGCCTACACCTGCCGAGCCAAGAACGCTCGGCGTTGAACTCATCAAGTCTTTATCCGCAACTGACCCTGCCTTTGCCATGCTCCTCCCGGAGGCGGGCCGATCACCCGCGGTGGATGACACGAAAAGCGAGGACGTTGCGCCGCAACATATATCTAGCAACGAGGAGCATGAAATGTCTGATCGTGAAACGGGGCGTAGCCCAGAAATTGAAACAACTGAGGTTGCAGAGCAGATAGACGTAGCGGCCTTGGTAGAGAGTAGCGTTACCAAAGCCTTTGCGCCGGTACAGGCTTGGCTTGAGCTACAGCCGGTGAAGTCAGCCGTGATCCAGATACCCAATACCAATACCAAGACGACGCTTGGCGATAGTGAAGTCAAGGCCATGGCGCATTACATCCGTACCGGTGATGACGGCGGTATTCGTAGCCTCAAGGCCAGTAGCAATAACCCCATGAGCGAAGGCACGCCGGCACAGGGTGGCTATGCCGTACCGACCGGCATGTTACAGCAAATCATTGCCAAGATTCGAGAGTCTGCACTCTATCCCGTGATTGGCGTAAGGCAGATTCCCGGCAAGGGGCTGACTGTCAATGTACCGACAGAAGGCGCACGAGATGCCGCCTTTGTCGCCACAGGTGAAGCCGGCACGACCGACCGTGACGCGCCCATCCTAGCTCAAGCGCCGATGACGCTTGCCAAATATACCAAGCGCGTCGAATTGTCCTGGGAGTTGATGGAGGATGAGGACGCCAGTCTGATGACCTTCCTTAGCGCCTGGGTAGGTGACGGCATTGCCAAGACGCATAACACCTTGCTGGTGACGGAAGCCTTGGCTGCCGGCACGCTCGGCGCACCGTGGACAGGCGGCGCTACACCCATCACGGCTGATGATATTCCTGAGCTAATCTACGCCTTGCCCACCGGCTATGAAACAGGGGCCGTCTGGATCATGCGTAAATCGACCGAGGGCAATATCCGCGGCAAGACAGGCAATAACTTCCAGTTTGTACCGACAGCGCCGGATGGCCCAGGCGCACTGTCACGCCGTGAACTCTTTGGCTTTCCGCTCTATAACAGTGAGGCGGTGCCGGCTATCGGCGCCTCGGCTAAGGTCGCTATCTTTGGCAACTTTGCCTATATGGGGATGCGGATGGCGCCGGATATTACCTTTATCCGTGACCCCTATAGCGCCGCCATTACCGGGCAACTCAGACTGCATTACTACTTTAGGACGGTCTATAAGGTCTTACAGGCGGAAGCGATTCTCTACGCCACACAAGGCACCTAGTTAAGCATGATGGATACGTTGCAGGTTCTCATCTTCACGCCAACTTATGACAATGGCCTTTGTCCTGAAACGGTGGCAAGCATCGTCGGGCAGCAGAGCCATCATTGGTTGACGTGGGAATTAGGACGTTGCAATCCGTATCCGGGGCGTGATTTACGCAATGTCTTAGCGCAGTACACCTATGCGCGGGAGCTGTGCTTACGTGGGCCGTATGACGCCATGTTGACGGTAGAGCATGACATGATTTTGCCGCACTATGCGCTACGGGCGCTATGTGAGACACCGGCGCCTGTGGTCTATGGAACCTACATGCTACGCCACGGTGAGCCGGTTCTTAATGCCTGGCAGTACATCGGTAGCGCGGGGCTAGGGATGAGCTTAGACAAGTATCCGGCAGAACTACGCCAGTATCAGCAGGCGGGTGTTGGACGCGTATCAGGGTGCGGCTTTGGCTGTACCCTGATACGTCGCCAAGTCTTAGAGGCAATTCCATTCCGAGCCAGTACGAGCGTCTACCATGCGCCGGATATGCCCTTTGCTTTGGACTGTGTACGGCTAGGCATCACGCAACTGGCGCGCTTTGATGTGAGATGTGGACATATACACAAGGGGGTTATTTTGGAAACCGAAAACAAAAGTGAAGGCAGCAAGGAAACCGTGACTGTAACGGCTTTGCAATCCGTCAATGTGATGACGGAGGACGGTAGTAAGAGCCTGATTGAGGGTGAGACCTACGAGATGGCGCCTGACAAAGCCAAGGAATTGGAAAGCCTGGGCTATGTGAAGATGGCCTCCGGCCCGCAGGCGAGTGGCGGCAAGGCAGGCCCAGAGGCCACAGGGAGCGGCGGGCAATGGCAAGACCCAACCGCCCCCAAAGTGCCGCGCAAACCAGTCTAATGGCCTTTCTTCAAGTCCTGACCCGCTGCTATCGCAGACCCAGGATGCTATGGAGCAATATCCGCAGTATGGAAGCGCAGACCGACCCGGACTGGCAGCAATCCTTTCTGGTGGATGGTGAGGGCCGCGGCGTGGAGGTAGCACAAGCGGCCCTTGCCAACTTTGCGCCCTATGTCAGCGGCGAATACATCTGGCTTTTGGATGATGACGACAAGTGTATCCGCCCGCGGCTGGTGCAGGAGGTCAAGGCCATTGCATCCGAACACCATCCCAACGTGATTATGGTACGCATGGATCATCGCAATGGGCGCGTGCTACCGGATGACGACCACTGGCAGAAAGAGCCGCAGCTATCTTATATCGGCTGCTCTGCCTACATTGTCAAGCGCCAGTTATGGCAGCGTTATGCGCCTGTCTTTGGTGGGGCACAGTATACAAGCGACTTTGATTTTATCAATGCGATCTTCAATAGCGACGCTGATATTTACTGGCACGATGTAGTGGCTAGTGCGGTTCAAAGAACAAGCATGGGATTGCCAGAGTAGAGCCATGACCCAATACGCCACGATAGCGCAATTGCAAACACGGTTGGAAATCAGCGGGACATTGACGGCTACGCAAACGGCCAACATGAACCTGGCTTTGACCAATGCTAGCGCCATCATTGACGAGCAGACGCATCGCCATTTTGAGGCGACCACGGATAGCACGCGCTTGCATGACGCCCTTGCCGATGTGGAGAAGGGGCGGCGCTTGTGGCTGAAGGGCGATTTAGCCGTTTTAACGAGCATTACCAACGGTGACGGTAGTTCTATAGCCCTGAACGCCGTAATCACTGAGCCGGCCTACGAATTGCCCTTTTTTGCCATTTCCTTGAAGGGCAGTAGCGGCACGAGTTGGACGTACAACAATGACCCGCAAGGGGCGATTGCCGTAACGGGACGTTGGGCCTATAGCGTGACGGCGCCTGACGCCATCGTACAGGCTACCTTGCGATTGGCGGAGTGGTTCTATCGTCAACCGAGCAATGCGCTTGACCTTGACCGCGCTGTCATTGTCGGCAATACGACGATTGCGCCATCCGCCATCCCTGCCGATGTCTTTGTCATCCTCAGACCTTATATGCGGGTAGTTCCCTAATGGCTTTCACTTCGTTGGGCGCACTGGTAGCGACGGCCTCTGCTCTGCCTATTCCTGGCATTAAGAAGGCAGTTGCCTTTCGGCCCACGCATGTCAACGCCGGTGATTTGCCGCTACTCTTTACACGGCTACCGAGTAGCACGCGCAGCCTGTCTACGCTCTCCTATGGGCAGGGCTTACGGGCGGCGACACTTGAGATTGTGATCTTTGTCGAGTTTTTGAACCTCAATACCGTCCCGGCCAATGATGCGCTGACCGTCGCCTTGCTTGACAACCTAGCGATGACGCTGGAAAGCAATGCCCAGACGCTTGGTATGGACAGCTACAGCATGACGACCGATGAGGACACGATTGGCGAGGGCGCCGCGCCCTTACAGGCGATTATAGCGACCGTGGAGGTATCAGGATGATGGCTGTTAGGGGAACGCTTGCGCGCTTGTTAGTTGACCAGTGGGACTTTAGCTGTGAGACATCAGCGATTGACCTCTCGCTTTCGATTAGCGAGGAGGACATTACAAGCCTATGTGATACGGCGGCGGCCTATGCGCCCACCTTAGCCGGCTTCACGATTGAGCATAACGGCTATATGGTAGCGCCGCTCGGCATTGCCGGGTCGATTGAGCAGGAAATGAACGCGCGTATGGGTGTGCAGAACAGCTATGTAGCAGCGCTCTTTAGCACGGATTTACCCTTCTGTCCCGCCTATGTCTTGGATACCACCTTTGGCGCCACGATGACGATTGAGGCGCCGGCAACAGGCATCCTCACGCTGAATGGCAGTTGGGGACAGGGCAACGGTGGGCATAGAGGCTATCGCATGTATGACGCCGTAGCGAGTGCTACCGGCAACCAGACAGCAGCAGATTTTGGCGCCATTGGGTCGCAGGGCGGCGAAGCCTATCTGTTCCTCCAGGGCGTGACAGGGACATTGGGTAGCGCCACGGTGACGCTGAGCCATAGTACAAGCTCAGGCGGTACTTACCCAGTACTCGGCACATTCACGCTCACGGCCCTGGGCGCTTACAAGATCAACTTTACAGGGACGGTCAACCGCTGGTTGCGCGTGGGCGTCACCAGCATGGGCGGCACAACGGGATTGGATATGGTCGTCATCGCTTGCGTGCGAGGCGTAACAGAGTAACAGGGGGTAATCAATGGCAGCGATTAAAGGGGCGGGCAATTGTGTTGTCACCTACAACGCCGTGGATATATCAGGCTATATCAACAGCGCCGATATGACCAACACGATTGCCGAGTTGGAGGCGACGGTATTGACGAGTACGGCAGAGCAGACCATTGCCGGACTTGGTAGCTATGAGATGCAACTAGATGGCGACTGGGCTAAGACGCTTGACGATGCCCTGGGGCCGGATAGCGTCAGCGGTACCTTGCGGACGGCGAGTATCAAGTATGGTAGCGGGGCAGGGGCAATGGTCACCTATACATGGACGACCAACGCTTTTATTACGAGCTACAACATCACCACAGCCGCCAACGAAAAGATAGGCTTTAGCGCCACGCTACGGCTGAATAATGCGCCGACCAGAGCGGTAACGTAAGGAGGTAGGTTATGGCGACAAGAACAACCGATTGGATCAAAGCCGTCTGCGAAGGTCTTGGCTTTGATCCTGGACAAGTAAGCCGCATAACGATAGAGCTTGACGCGCTCGACAAGGTGACGCTCAAGATTGTGGCCGATGCTCGGCATAGTCAAGAGGTGATTGAGATGCTCAAGGAAAGCGGGCATTGGGCGGATCATATTGCGGTCGGGGATGGCGAGACAGAGCGCAAATTTGTCAGGGCGCCGAAAACCCGACGCCAAGAGGAACAGGACGAATACCGTCGGGGCCAAGAGGCGCGACCTCATGCGCTATGAGTGTGAGGATGAAGCCTTTGCTGGCGACTTCGTGGAGTTATCCGACAGTTGGAGCCGCGCGCAGACGCGGGCGATTTGGGCGGCGGGTGGCGAGGATGAGGCGATCTTCCTCGATTTGTTGCGCCCCAAGATCATCGCCTTGCATCTGACCTGTGTCGATGCTGACCCGATTACGC